AACGCGGTGACGTTGGTTACCGCATCGGCGGCATGGATGTATCGAACCTGTGGGCTGCGCGCGGCAGCGCCAGTTATCGCCTGCCGTTCCATGGCCAGGGCTATTCGGCAAGCAACGGCGCCAAGACCAACTCGACCGGATCGGCATCGGCATCGATCTCGATCGACATGCTGTCCGATGGCAACTACAGCATCCGTCGAAGCGTCACCGGTGGCGGCAACAACAGCAACACCGTCGTTGCCTCCGGCCGCTGGCTTCCGGCCGGCGCCAGTGCGTCCGAGTACGACGTGCAGTTCAGCATAAGCAACCAGGGAGCGGCGTACTTCAGCAACAGCGCACCGTCGTTCGCCTCGCTGGCATCGACGCAATCGGCAGGCGTATCCATCAGCGTGCCCGCCAGGTCCACCAGCTTTGAAAGTGCCTCCACCAGCATCAACGTCCACCTGCGTCGTGCCGGTGGCAATGCCCAGGTCTCCAGCTTCAGCGCCAGCGTCAGCGCCTCCGGCTGGGTCTGATCGATCTCCGGGCCACCGCTGCAATTATCGCGGCGGCCGCATTTTCCGAACATATACCCGTCGCCTGCATCTGCAGGCACACCACCACACCGAGGAACCTCTCCGAATGACCGAATTTCTCCACGGCGTACAGGTCGTCAACATCGACACCGGTGCGCGCTCGATCGCTGTTGCATCCACCAGCGTCATCGGCATCGTCGGCACTGCGCCGCTGGCCGACGCCGACGCTTTCCCCATCAACACGCCTGTCCTGGTGACCTCGCCGTCGCAGGCCGCCAAACTGTCGGCCAAGACCGGCACCGAAGCCGGCACGCTGCCCGGCGCACTGGATGCGATCTTCGACCAGTCGTCGGCCGTCGTGGTCGTGATCCGCGTCGAGAACGGCGCCAATGAAAGCGCTACCCTGGCCAACGTGCTCGGCGGCGTGAACGCACAGACCGGCGCGTACTCCGGCGTGCATGCACTGCTGGCCGCCAAGTCCATCGTCGGCGTGAAGCCGCGCATCCTGGTCGCCCCGGGCTTCACCCACCTGCACCCGGCCGATCCGGCCAGTCCGGACACTGTCCTGGCCAACCCGGTCGTGGCCGAGCTGCTCGGCATCGCCGACAAGCTGCGCGCCATCATCATCAAGGATGGCCCGAACAGCAACGACGATGCGGCCAAGACCACCACCGCACTGACTGGTTCCAAGCGTGTCTACGTGGTCGATCCGGCCGTACTGGTGCAGCAGGGTGAAGCGATCGTCAGCCGTTACGCCTCCGGTGCCGTGGCCGGTGCCATCGCCCGCAGCGACAACGAGCGCGGCTGGTGGGCATCGCCATCCAACCAGGAGCTGTACGGCATCGTCGGCACCGCTCGTGCGATCGACTTCGGCCTGTCCGATGCGACCAGCCGCGCCAACCTGCTGAACCAGGCCAACGTGGCGACCATCATCCGCGAAGGTGGCTTCCGCCTGTGGGGCAACCGCACCGCCAGCATCGATCCGAAGTGGCAGTTCCTGTGCGTGGTGCGCACCGCCGACATCATCGCCGACAGCCTGGAGGCTGCCCATCTGTGGGCCGTCGACCGCGGCATCAGCAAGACCTACGTCGATGACGTGCGCGAGGGCGTCAATGCCTTCCTGCGTGGCCTGAAGACGCAGGGCGCGATCCTCGGTGGCAACTGCTGGATCGACCCCGAACTGAACGCAGCGGCCAGCGTGGCCGATGGCCGCTTCTACTGGGACTTCGACTTCACCCCGACCTACCCGGGTGAGCAGCTGACCTTCCGCATGCACATGAACAACAACTACGTCTCGGAGATCTTCTAAGCATGGCGCGCAAGATCCGCAAGAACTTCAACTTTTACGTCGACGGCAAGGGTTTTGCTGGCAGCGTAATGTCCTTCACCGCCCCCAAGCTGTCGCTGAAGACCGAGGACTTCCAGGCCGGCGGCATGCTCGCCCCGACGGAGATCGTGCTCGGCCACGACAAGCTGACCGCCGAGGTCACCTTCGCCTCCGATGACGCGGAGATCATGTCCAAGTTCCACGTCATCGAGAGCAAGGAGTATGGCTTCACCGCTCGCGAGGCGCTGGAAGCCGACGATGGCTCGGTCACTTCGGTCGTGCACAACATGCGCGGCAAGGTGAAGACCCTCGACCGCGGCGAAACCAAGGTCGGCGAAAAGGGCACGGTCAAGGTCTCCCTGGCGCTGAGCTACTACAAGCTGACCCATGGCGTGCAGGTCGTGCAGGAGATCGACGTGACCAACATGATCGCCCGCCAGGGCGGCGTGGACGCACTGGCCGGCATCCGCGGCGCACTGGGCATCTGATTCCCGGCACCACTTCGACGTACACGGGGGCGCACAGCGCCCCCGGATCCACCGCAACTCCATCGACATCCGGGAACACAGCCATGTCCAGCAAGACCAAGACCACCGCCGACACCGTCATCGAACGCGACGGCTATGCCGAAATCACCCTCTCCCGCCCGCGCCAGGTCAATGGCGTGGACACCGCCGTGCTGCGCATGCGCGAACCGACCGTGGAAGACATGGAGCGCTACCAGGACGACAAGGGCACCGACGCCCAGCGCGAGGTGCGCATGATCGCCAACCTGTGCGAGATCGCACCGGATGACGTGCGCAAGATGCCGCTGCGCGACTACGCCCGCCTGCAGGCTGGCGTCGCGCTTTTTACCACCTGACCCTGCCGCAGATCAGGCAGGGAGCGCTCGCCCTGGCCGGCCATACCGGCTGGGGCCTGCGCGAGATCATGACGCTGCGGGTGTCGAAATTCATCTGGTGGATACAGGGATTGCCGGTACATGGCGAGTAACGTTCAAACGACAACGATCACGATTGGCGGCTCGGTTTCCCGATCGTTGCAGGACGCACTGTCCTTCAGCAACGATGGCCTGAAGCGCCTCGGAGATGAAGCCGACAAGCTCGAGCGCAAGCTCAATGTCATGGGCAGGTCGAGCAACCAGTTCGCCCGCATGCGTGCCGAGGCCGATGCGTTGCGCGCTTCCCAGGAAGCGTTGCAGCGGATCGAAGACAAGCGCACGGCGAATCTTGAGAAGCGCGAAAAGCTGGGCGCGGCGTTTGGCGATGCGCGCGGCATGCTCGGCAGCGCCATCACCACGCTGGCCAAACCGGTGGAGAACGCCGCCGGCTTCGCGCGCGAGAACCAGGCCATCGGCAACGCCGCCAACCTGACCCGCGCCCAGGTCGCTGCGCTGGGCCAGACCATCCTGGCCGAATCCAGCCGTACCCACCAAGGCGCGGGCGAACTGCAGCGCGCGGTCAGCCAGCTGGTCGCCGCAGGCCTGGATGCGCAGACCGCGCAATCCAGCCTGGGCGCGATCGGCCGCACCACCACCGCTACCGGCGAGAGCATCGACGACGTCACGTTGGCGGCGTCGGGCCTGCAGCAGGCGCTGAAGATCAATCCGGCCGGCCTGCAATCGGCGCTTGATGTGCTGGTGGTGGCAGGCAAGAACGGTGGCCTGGGCCTGAAGGACATGGCCGGTGCACTGCCGGTGCTCGGCAACGCATTCCAGTCGCTGCAGATGCACGGCAACACCGCCGCCGCCACCATGGGCGCTGCGCTGGATGTCGCCCGGCAAGGCGCCGGTGGTGCCGACGAAGCGGCCGGCAACATGCAGCGCTTCATGGCCAGCATCCTCTCGCCCGACCTGCAGGCCCGCGCCAAGAAGGGCTTCAAACTGGATCTGCGCAAGATCATCAGCGAAGCACAGAGCAGCGGTGGCAATCCGTTCGACGCGGCGATGCAGGCAATCATCCAGGCCACCGCCGGCGACCAGACGAAGATCGGCAAACTGTTCGGCGATGCACAGGCGCAGAACTTCGTACGCCCGATGATCCAGAACTGGGATGAGTACATCCGCATCCGCGACAAAGCACTGAACACGTCGGCAGGCACCACCGACAGCGGCTTCGCGGCCAAGCTGCAGACCGATCCGGAAAAGATCGAGGGCGCGAAGATCGCCGTGGACAACCTGTCCAAGGCCTTCGGTGCCGCGCTGCTGCCGGCGGTGGGCGAAGCGGCGCTGAAGCTGACCGAACTGCTGAACGGCGTTGCGTCGTTCGTGCAGGAAAACCCCAAGCTGATCGCCAACACCACCCAGGTCGTGGTCGGCCTGCTGGGCATGCGTACCGCTGTGCTCGGCGTGCGCTACGCCTGGACATTCCTGCAGGGCCCGATCCTGGCGGTGCAGAAGGCCTTCGAGCTGTTCCGCGGCGGCAGCCTGCTGGCGCAGATGGGGCAGTTCGGCCCCACTGCCATGCGCCTGGCGTCGGGCTTCCGCGTGGTCGCCACCGCCGTGGGCGCCATCGGGGGTGGCCCCATCGCCATCGCGGTCGCCGCCATCACCGCCGGCGCGCTGCTGGTGCGCAAGTACTGGGAGCCGATCAAGGCCTTCCTCGGTGGCGTCTGGGATGGCCTCAGCGGCGCAGGAACCGCCGCCATGGGCGAACTGATGCGCGCCGTCGAGCCGCTGCGCCCGGCATGGGAAGCAGTCGGCGGGCTGCTGGGCCAGGCATGGGACTGGCTTTCCAAGATGCTGGCTCCCGCGCAGTACACCGGCAACGAACTTTCGCGCGTAGCGGAGATCGGCAGCTTCGTCGGCACGGTGCTCATGGAAGGCCTGCGCATGAATATCCAGCTCATCGGCGGCCTGATCCAGTACGTCGTCTGGATGGGCAGCGTGTATACGACCGTGGCCAGCGCGATCGGAGACGGAATGAGCATGACATGGACGTTGATCAAGTCCGGCGCCGAATTCCTGTTCGACTGGCTTGCCGAAAAACTGGAGTTCCTCGCACCGTACATCGAGAAGCTGATGGGCTTCGTCGGCGGCGGGCTGGGCAAGGTCAGCGAACTCGTCGGCAAGGGCATGGACTTCGGGAAAGAGGTGCTTGCTGGCGGTGCTGATGCAGTCGGCAGTGGCATGGTGGCGTACACCAACATGCGCGCCAACGGCAGAGGGGGCTTGGATGACGCCGCGGGCTTGGCCAAGGACGTAGCCACCTTCGATGCGCCGGGTGCCGGCAAGCGATGGGCTGGTATCGGCGATGCTGCTAAAGGCCGCCCAGCCCCCCCGATGCCCTCTGCCACCGCACGCACCCCCACCACGGTGCAGCAGCAACAGACCAACAACATCACCATCCACCAGCAACCGGGTGAATCCAGCGAGGCGCTGGCACGGCGTACCGCCAACGCACTGCAGCACCAGCAGGCCGTGCAGGCCCGCGCCACCCTGGGAGACAGGAACTAAGCATGAAGCGCGAGTTCGTAACCGGCGCAGTAGACAAGCTGCTGTCGCAATTCAAGGGCAATGATTCCGGCAACGCGCCGGTGCTGCTGATGCTGGGCGGCTTCAAGTTCAGCCTCAACACGGCCGTATTCCAGCAGATCCAGCAGTCCAACGATTTCCGCTGGCAGGCCCAGGATCGCGTCGGGCAGATGCCTGCACTGCAGTACACCGGCCCGGGCTCGGCCACCATGACACTGCCAGGCGTTGTCTACCCGCTGTTTCGTGGCGCTGGCAACGAGATGTCGCAACTGCGCAAGCTGGCCAGCCAGGGAAAGCCGCAGCGTCTGCTGACCGGCAAGGGCGGCAATCTGGGTCTGTGGGTCATCGAGAAAATCGACGTCACCTCCAGCGAATTCACCGTCGACAGCCAGATCCAGAAGCAGGACTTCACACTCACTCTCCGGAAGCACAGCGATGGCACGAACGTATAACACCCGCGATGGCGATGTCGTCGACCGCGTTGCCTACGCGCACTATGGCGAGCAATCGCCGGCGATCCTGCGCGCGGTGTTCGATGCCAACCCCGGCCTGGCCGCGCGCGGCCCGGTGCTCACTGCTGGCGTGGCGATTGTCCTGCCGGACGTGCAGCGCCCCGCCAAGGAACGCAAGGGGGTATCGCTATGGGATTGAACATCGCACCTGCGTTCCGCGTGGTGGCCAACAGCCAGGACATCACCGACAAGATCATGTCGCGCTTCAAGTCACTGCGCATCACCGACGAGACCGGCAACAGCTCGGACACGTTGGAGCTGCAACTGGCCGACCACGATCCGAACGATCCGATCCAGCTGCCGCCGGTTGGCGCGGAGCTGGAGGCCTTCATCGGCTACGACGGCGAGGTGCGCCGCATGGGCCTGTACGTCTGCGACGAGGTGGAGATTTCAGGCTATCCCGGCAGCATGACCCTGCGCGCGCGCGCCGCACCGTTCGAAACCAGCAAAGGCGGAAAGAACGATCTGCAGACGCAGAAAACGCGCACGTGGAAAAAGGGCACGACGATCGGCGACATGGTCAAGCGGATGGCCGCCGAACACGGCCTGACCGCTGCGGTAAGTGCGTCGCTGGCATCCATCGTGCTGCCGCTGACGGTGCAATCGCAGGAGTCGGACATGAACCTGCTGCTGCGCTTGGCCAAACAGCACGACGCCATCGCCAAACCGGGCGGCGGCCGGCTGATGCTGGTCAAACGTGGCGAATCGACCACCGCCAGTGGCGAACGCATTCCGGAGGTGACCCTTACGCCGGCCGATGGCAGCAGCTACCGCGTCACCATCGCCGCCCGCGACGATGCCGGCACCACCATCGCCTACTACCGCGATGTGCGTGGCGCGCAGCGCCAGGAAGTGAAGGTGGGCAGCGGCGAACCGATCGTGCGCCTGCGCATGGCCTATGCCGACCGCGAAACCGCCGAAGCCGCAGCGCGCGCCAAGCACCGCGAGCAGGCGCGGCAGACGCGTACGCTGAGCTACAGCCTTCCAGGCCGCGAGACGCTGATGGCCGAGGCCACAGTGATCATGCAGGGCTTTCGCGATGGCGTGGATGGCGAGTGGCTGGTCAAGCGCGCCGAGCAC